CCTACCTCTGATATAGATTAGAAAAAACAATGATCAAAAAATCTAATTTAGCTTTCAATATCTCCAAATGTACCTCAACATTCTATAATACTAGTCAAAATGGCTGAGTCCTCTCTTTCTACAACTCAAAATCATAAGATTTTACTTCCCAAGAATGCTTCGTCTCTCACAATAACTCCTGTGGAACAATTTCCACATCTTGATATACAAAGATATCCAGAGCAAAAGTCCTCTCATCATATTGTCATAGGAGTTGGCAATCAGGAAGCAGTTTGGAGAACTGAAAAGGAGGTCTTGAGTCCAGTGATTTTGCATCTAGAATCAGCTTGTACAGTTGCTAATGCCAATATTCCTGTCAGAAGAACTTTCAAATTAGTCTTGGGTCTTGCATTATTGGACATTTATCATAACTCAGGAGTGTCTAATTTGACAATCCAAAAAATATTTTCGTCATGTTTAGAAATCATGAAGAAAGAACAATGGAGGATTTACGAGGATAAACACACTTCAAGTGTAGCTTGGAAATTTTTATTTAAGTTGATTAGTGTGACTCCTTGCATTCCCTCAAATGTTGTTAATGTAAAAAATAAAAAAACATTTTCAGGAGTTATATCAAATGGACCATACAGTGGATTATATATTTCGCATACTTTCAATTATCACTCACAAGAATATGACTTAGCAGAGTCTATTTATCATCGATCCTCTGGTCATTATATCATTGAACAAGCGCCTAATGACGGGAAGGAAACGTTTATATGGATGTGGGATCAAACAAGAACTCTTCCTCAAGAATTTCATGCAAGATTGTCCATCATGGAACATTATAAGAAATATAATCATACTAAAACTAAAGCCATCACTAACAAAAAGTCTCAAGAATATGATGCCCCATGGAACAAAAAGAAAACCAAATGAAAAACCAAACTACAAACAGAGAATTATTTTACCATATTATGGAACCTTAGATTAGAAAAAACAATGATTATTAATCAATAATTCCAATAAAGAAACTTCATTAACCTGCACCTTCTCCACTTATTCAAAATGTGTCAATTTCCCAATATGCTTATGTTCATCTTGATTCTAAAATCTGGAGTGACTGGACAACATCCAAAATTAAGTTTCATCTCTCATTTGGATAAAGGAGAAGCAGTTAAAATAAATCCAATCCCTCAATGTAAAACAGATTGGAGTAAAACCACCGTGTATCTCCCTGGCACCTTAATGGTTTTAAGACCCAATCCCAAATTGTTAAAATCTATTGGACTCTTGGCTACCGCATTTACAGTGAAAACTAAATGTGAAAAGTTCCTATTTTCACAAAATGTCCGAACAACGATTTACGATTCTCCAATTCCTTGGTCTAGTTTTGATGATTCATTTATCAGATTTTTTGAAGAAAAATATACGAAACCCGTTCAACTAGAAAAGCTGCAGTTGAAAGTTTCGGGAGAAGAATTGATGGGTCAGGATCTTTATTCGTGTGGTTATTACTCAGGACAATTTCAAAATATAAATTATATTAAATTTAAAGCTGTAGAGACAGAGTGGGATTTTCAAGGAAATTTGTTAAGTCCTATCTTTGATCCATCTTGTTTACATAATCACACTTCTTGTGTCTTGAAAGAAGACTCCAAACTCTATTTTCCAATGGGATCTCCTAATCTCGGTCATTGTGAATTTTCTACTATTTCTACTCTAGCAGGATTCTTCTTATCTCAATCATCCAAAATCTCTAGTTTTGTTTCTCACAATTCTGCATTCAAAACTTATTTTGATTGGTCTCTAAAAGGAAGTCATCCAAGAAGTTTGTGTCATTATATAACTGGAAATCATTACATAACTTTAGAAGGTCATGTTGTTAGAGCATTAGACTCAGAGGGAAGGGACATTTTTATAAAATCTCAACCGAATCCTTTGTTTTCACAACCTGGGAATCATAGAATTAAACGATCAGAACACCTTCCGTTAACCACAATCAATACCACACTATCTCAATTAGAGTTTCCTAAGTTTCCTCCGCCAAGTTTAAAATTCCGAACTAGTCAGTCTGTTTCACGGTCGAAAAGATCTTATAATTATTATAATTATCCTGCCAGACAAAGAGAACAAATGCTTTATGAACATTCTTCATGGACTCTGTCAGAATTAGAATTTGAATTATCTTTACTCCACAATGAGTCTATTGCAGAAATACAAAAGAGGTGGATTTTAGAATGCAAACTTAAAAACCTTCACGGGCAATTAGCGAGATCGGTGCTCCATATTGATCCCAGACCTTATATTGCATATGTCCTGTCCTCTCAAGCTTTCATTACTCTAAATGTAAACTCTAAAACTTATTACATTTCTGGAGATCCGGTGTGGGACATTGAAATATATAAACCCTACAAGTGGTGCAATGGATCCTTATATGTACACACAGAAAAAGGCCCAGGTTGGTTAAAAAATGAATGGGGCATTGTAATAAGTGGGGATTTACTGACAGGCGGGTGCAATGGATCCTTATATGTACACACAGAAAAAGGCCCAGGTTGGTTAAAAAATGAATGGGGCATTGTAATAAGTGGGGATTTACTGACAGGCGGGTGCACTTCCAATCAAGCACCTGAAATATTCTTATTCCCTACAATGAGGAATGGAAGTTGGGATCTCATTTCAAACAGATCACTATCTAGCGATCTCTCCTTGCCATCTCCTCATCACCTTTTAGAACATGGCTTTTATAAAACCAGTTTTGAGATTGACACATCTGACGCCCTGTTAAGATCTTTAGAAGCTGGTCTGTCCTCAATGAGCTACGGAGCATCAAGCAGAAAATCAGCTGGTGTATCACTCTGGAAAATTCCGGATCCACCAAGTTCTTGGTACGAATCAATGATTCTCCATTTTCTTACTCCAACTACAATGTTGATATTTGGTTTAATTATATTTCTATTTATCTGGAGATTTCTCAGAGGTTAAAAATATCTATTAGTATACATACTCTATAGCCTAGAAAAAACAATGATCAAGAATCCTTCAGTCATCATGTCAGAGTCAGAATGGTCATCGGAAGATTCTTCATCTCTTCACACTTCCTCAACTCAATGTGATCTAAGCCCACTTCAAAATCAATTTTTAGCTATGTCTGCAAAAATACAGAATAACATAGATAGAATTAATAATAGACCTAGATTTACGCCTCTGAATTCTCAGGTAATCAGAAAGTGTTTCAACGTAAAACTTTCTAGTGGTGAGCTTGAACAGGGGTTAAAGGATGACGGAGAGGAATGGATGTTTTACTCAGCACAAGACACAGTATCAAAGTCCATTCCGGTGTATACTAGAGGAAAGATCTTTCCTCCACTTTTAAAAGGATCTATTGTCAAAATTAAAACAGTCGAAGTCCCTGTCTCTTCTGAGAAGGAACATCCCTATAAAACTAAATTGAACCCTATATCGGAGCAATAACCTCTACATTGATCTTCCAGATTGATAACAGGTGAGCTCTAATGGGGAAACATGTAACCTCCGCATTGATCAGTTACCTGCTTCACATACCTGTGCGCCTTTAACATTAACCAAATTGCTTTTCTACTCCTTTAATTAAAATAATTTAGATTTTGAAAAACTGTAAAGCTTAAAACTCACTAAATAGAAATCTCAATGAGATCTTAATCTGTTTATCTCAATTGATCTTCTCCTGTTTTTACTGCCCCAATCCACATCCCCTGCCATGCCAGAACAATGTGCTGATACTCATCTAAATTCTCCTCTTGGAATTTGGATCATCAAAAAAGCTTTAACCTTAATTCATGACCCACATGCTGCATCATCCCTCAGGAAGAATAGAAGGTACAAGGATGCAGCACGAGAATTACAAGCAATGGAAGAGTTTCTAAAGAAAAATCTTTCATTAGCTTCTAATGACATTTACCTTCATTTTCATTCAATTCTCCATGATTTTTACGACACAAATTGGCAAGGATCCTCCGAATACCTTGAAATCCTTAGAGCCCTTTTGAAAACTATCCCTGCAGAGTCAACAATATTTAGTGGCCAGTATCACGACTCAGAATTCACTCAAAACATTTTAACCCACTTAATAGAAGACGATGAAATCAACTTAGTATTAACTTCTTACATGGGATATCGTGCTTTTCTAGAAGCAGGAGTCTGTTTAACTGCAAAACCATCTTCGGTTGACAGAACTCCAGACTTGGAACATTGGAAAGAATGGAAATGCATTAGTCCTACACTTAACATCTTTCAATCAAAACGGTTTTTCAGATCATACTCTTGGGTACTAGGTCCCAATTTTGCTATACTCCTATCAGACCATCAACCTCCTTGCTTAGTCACTAGAGAGCACTTCTTAATGATATCAGATTTGATATCCCAAAGATTTATTTGTTTATTTTCTTGTTATGCTGCCAAATTACTCAAAGATCCTAATTATCCATCTCCCGAAACCCTATCCATCGTATTCGCTGCTGGAGATCGTATTCTTTCAGTATATGGTAATAAAGGGTACAAAACATTGAAAACTTGGGAACCTTTATGTATAGCACACATCCTATGCAAAAATCCGGATCCAATTGTGGATAACTCTCAATTTTTGGACAACATGGAAACTGACTTCTATAACTCTCAAACTAAATCAGACGTAACTCTCCTCAAGAGGTTTTATATGACTACTTTAAAACCTCTGTTAATGACTTCAACTTTGGAAATTATCACACAGTTATTTGGACTCTATAGAATCTGGGGGCACCCCACGGTGGATGGACTCTCAGGGATTAAAATGTTGAAAAGAATCGTATGTAGGAAGCGAGTCTTAAATTATTATATAATCAGAAAACTGAGATGCAAATGGAGAGAAAGGTTCGCATTAAATTACTTCAAACAGAATAAACGATGGCCCGGATTTGTTCTTGTTGATGGGCCTGAATCAAATTACTTAATTAAGACTTTAAAATTGTCAATGGAAATTAACTTGGGTGATCCTCATTACAACGTCATGGATTGGCAATTCATTAGATTCTCTCAAACATTTAACATCCCTGACAAATTTGAGTTTTCAGAAATGATTTCAGATAAAGCCACCTCTCATAATATCTCGGAATTAATAAAATCCATCCACTTATATGGATCAATAGGAAAATCCAGTGACCGTTCAGTTATCTGTCAATGGTTAAAAACAAATTTTAATGATCCCGTACAATTTCTCAGAGATATTTCAGAAAACGGGTTTGGTCTGGAAGAAGTAATTGTAGGAGTTCATCCAAAAGAAAGAGAACTGAAGATTGACCCTAGGTTATTTGGGCTGTTAACTATCAAAAAAAGACTGTATGTAGTGATCACAGAGGCATTATTAGCACAACATATCCTCCCTTACTTTCCTGAAATAACCATGACTTTTAATGCTGAAACACTGATGATAAGAATCTTCGCCAATACCAAAAATCTAGGGAGAATTAATGAGACCTCTCCAAATAAACTGACTCAATCTGTCGTATTTGAAATTGATTTCAACAAGTGGAATTCCTACATGAGGGAAGAAGAGACTTACGGATTATTTGAAGATTTTGATGATTTATTTGGAATTCCCAATTGTTTTGTTAGAACTCACTCAATGTTTAAAGATGCCCAACTTTATCTAGCTGATGGAAGTTACCTCCCCACTCCTCATCCTACTATCCCTAAACGCTTAGTGGAAGATGAAGGAACTTGGTCTAATCATCTGGGAGGTATAGAAGGATTGAGACAGAAAGGTTGGACAATATTTACAGTGGTTGTGTTAAGAATGGTATGTGAGGAAATGGGAATCTCAGTCAATATCATGGGACAAGGTGATAATCAAGTGATGATTCTCACCCTCACTGGACAGAGTGTGCAAGACATCCAAGAACAATGTGACCGATTTAAAAACAAATTACATAATTTTTTACAATTTATCGGACCTCCTTTGAAGTTTGAGGAGACATGGATCTCTTCACAATTTTTCATCTACGGCAAATATCCGGTATATTTAGGGGTTCCTCTCCCTATGAGCTTAAAAAGATTATGCAGAACGATGAGACTAACTAATGAATTTTTCATCAATTTAGAATCTACTCTCTCCTCTATTTCTGCTAATGCGTCTGCAGCAACCTCTTCTTGTCATGACCCTTTTATTCCTTTTCTTATTTCTAAATTTGAATCATTTGGAGCAATAATGTTACATCTAAAACATCCTTTCCACGGTAGGCCCTTTTACAAAATTCATTCAAAAACAACTTTCAGGATACCAATTGAAAAGACCTCAAGAAAGATTTATCTCAATATTTCTAAAGAGGACTCTGATCTTGTGAATGAGTTATCTCCAGACCTCGTTAACATTATGTTATTACAACCTTCTATTTTGGGAGGCTATCCATCTATCCAAGCAGTAGAATTAACTATGCATGGGTTTCCAGACCCATTGAGTTTGCATATTTATGGAATAAGAACTATAATCCATAAGATTTCAGATAATTGGTACAAACAAAAATTAATTAATATTTTACACCCACAACTATTATCCTCAATAAATCCAATCTTGATCTGTCAGGATCCTGTGGCACTCAATTTGGTGCATTCTTCTTCAGCCTCAGAAAAAATTAAAAGAATGGTACATGATTTCCTAACACATGAATTAGTCATTAGAAATGAAATGTTCAGAACATTTCTTAAGACTGCTGATGAACAACAAGATGATTTAGCTCATTTATTGTTCCAAATGGAACCCTTTCATCCAAAAATAGCCAATTCAATTTTGGGATCCACCATCTTTGGGAGAGCAGAGAGAGTAGTAGCTAAAGTGAACAAAACTGGCACCATTATATCATTAATGTTGAATTCTCACCATAAACAATTAGAAGAAGATGAAGGACCTAAAAGATCTATGGTTTCCACTTATCATTTATATGAAAAGAATTATTTTCTTAGTGTAATTTTCCATCTAACTACTAATTCACCGTTAGACAGCATTAGTAATGACTTTTGTTCAACTCAACATGCAGCTGCTCTAAGACAAAGATCATGGGGAAAAGAGATTCATGGTATCACAGTTGCTGTACCTCAGGAATTATTATTGGCATCTCCCATTTCTTCTTCATGCTTGTCTCATCCTAACAAGATTGGAGGATATATCTCTATCCTATCAGATCTCACCCCAATGGATAAGCATAACAATCTGCCCTTAAAGATTGGTCCTTTTAGACCCTTCTTTAAGACAACAACAAAATCAAAAGTCGGTTATGAAGGTCGGAAATTAAGAAGCATTGCTCCACCACTAATGTCTCAAGCTATAGATCTTTTATCTCTTATCAACTGGGCGTGTGCAAACAATTCTAATTTAGCTAATCTGATCAAAACTATATTTCAATCATTCACTGATCTTCCTGCTGACCTTTACACACCTGATCCCGACTTAATTTCCGGATGTTATTCCCATCGCTGGAATAATGCACGTATCCCTATGGGTGTAGGAATTTCTATACTATATTTGCATGCAAGTCATGTTTCTATGGATACTAGATTCTTCCATCCTGAACTTTGTCATCCTCAAATAACAACAGATAATCTTAATATTAACTTCCAATCAATGTTTTCATGGATTTTATTTGAATGGACTCAACATTACATCAACTCGAATCAAATCAACTTAGAATTCCACTATCATGTATCTTGCAAACTTTGCATTAAAGATATTTATCAAGAATATATGGATATTCCTCCACTACCCACTGAATTGATGAACAAAATAAACAGGATGAAAAGCAATCCGTATTGTTGGGTACCTCAACAAAATTTATTAAAATCACTATCTGCCAATGAGTTCAACTTTATTCCGACCAAATCTTGTTTTTCAATGTTAATCCGATCAAAGCAACCAGATTTTGTGTATGCATGTCTCTTGAGTCAATTTTTCTTACATGAAGCTCCCAGTCATTCATTAGTGAAAGAATTTGTGGGGTTAATTGCAGAGTCAGAAAAATTGATACCTTTCAATTTAGTTAAAAGACTTGATTTAATCACATTTCTCGAGGCCATAACTGCTCACAGAATCCTCTTCTATATCTATCATAGAATCACTTTTTATGAAGGATCAAAATATCGATTCTCTAGACTCAATTCAGAATTGTTATCAGCTTTCATCAATACTCCCTCCATATGGTTCAAATCTATGATATCAGTGCTGTTTAATGTGAGTGAAGTTCAAAGATTATGTTCAAGATATCCATCAGTGAGATTTCCGTCTGCACAACCTCCGTCTGAGCAGGACAAAGCTCGTTACTTAAAGTATATCACAGTGGCAATCACAAAAGATCTAATGCAAAGGGATTTAAGTGAGGCTCTGTCCAATTATTGCCCTTTGCTTTATGTGGGTAAAAGGATAGAGCTCCATCCAGTGATAATTAGTTTAATTTTAGCGGCCTTGAGGCCTCCTCCTTATAAACATAATGAATTAGCTATAAAAATCCTGGCGATGTTTAAACGTGCAATTACCAAGCTACCTCCTTACACTCCTATTACCAATTCCATTGCCATCACTCAATTGTTAAATGAACATGAAACTAGTTATTGTAGGAAAATCAGACATCTTAAATTGAAATGGATTCCACTAGTAACTGGAAACCTAGAGCCCTTGACTCAACTTTTAACACCAAGAAATCCTCTACAAAAACCAGTATGTCCTGCTGTTCACCTCAATAATTGTAATAATTTAGGTCAGATGTTAATCTTTCACCAAATAAATACGATTAATAAACAATTCCGATTAAAGCCCATCTCTCTAAAGCTGCCTCCTCCTTCTTTATGCAATCACTTTTATAAAACGGTCAATCTAAATACCACTGCCCATTATAAATTGATATCTATATTAGGAAGTTTGCAGGACATACACCCTAATTTATTTTCTCAGGAACCTCAGACAATCTTGTGTGCCGGGGATGGAGCGGGTGGATTTTCAGTTCTAATGTCTCACATTTTCCCTACTAGTACAATTATATATAATTCATATTTTGATAAAACTCGATTAAGCAGCGTTGGGGCCAATTTTCATATACCTAGTGCGATATTGATGAACGTTAACTGTTATTTTAAATGTATCAATATTCATAATCTTAATGAACAACCTTCGGATTTGTTATCATTTAGAACTCTGCAATATTATCTTAATGAGTTTCCCCATGCGACAATTATTACTTGTGACGCAGAAGGATCCGGTTGGACATCCCCTCAAAAGGGAATCACGCTCTTAATGAATCTATTAGAATATGCCAAAATAGCCAAATCTAACACCTTGATATTCAAGACTTATGCAGCTAACTTATCATTGCTTTATGTGCAAATATCCATGGTTCTGACTAACTACAGACGATGCATTGTCTATAGATCATCTTTTTCTACCGTCAATAATAGTGAATTGTATTTGATAGGAATAGAACTGCATTTGAAAGTCAGTTCTTTTAAAGTTTATGTCAAAGACGATATCATCTATTACAATGGATTCACTGTAATTGAATCAGATTTTGAGAAATTTACAGCACAAACGGCATTGTTTTCTTTTAATGTAAAGTGTCATGAAAACATTGAAGATGTCAACAAAATTTTACGTCAGATTATTAAGATACAGGCTATCGAGGCAGAAAATGACATCATCTACAAGACTATGACTCTTACTCCTTCTATGATTCATTATCCTTGTCATATCATCAACCACTTGAGAAAACAATTTCCTTTAGTTAAATTCACACCCTCAGCTCAATCAAGATTTAGACCAAGTTTATTACGATTGTCCTTAGTTAAAATTATTGTGATGGAGATTTTATCCTGGGGTGGTCATCAATTGACTTCACCGGAATTAGTTCAAGAGTTTGAAGATCAATTAAAAGATGGTTTGGTCACTTTTTCGGAAACCATGGATGGTTTTTGGAGTGTTTATTTCAACTTAAATTCAAAAGTTAAATGTTTAAATAGTAAAACTGTAGCATTGCGAGATTTATTTCAAACTAAAGATCTCAAGGAATTGTTAATCACTATGGGACAAAGGAAAAATTACAAGTGGGAGAAAATGGGATTATCTCTAGTCCCTCTTAAATCATATTTAAGTCATCCTCGATCTGATTGGTGGAGACAAGATACATACTCAATCCATCATTATCCCTTTTCAAGTCATCGAGGGAAACGAGTCAATAATATGTTGTGCATGGACCCAGCCACAGAGAGACTTATTCCTTATAGATATCTAACGGCGAGATCAAATTACATATCCAAAAATTCTCCCTCTCTCTGTTTGGATGAACCTCATTCAAACTCAACCAATCAGACTTAAAAAAAGGATATCACTGCGTGAGTGTGTGACCGCTTCTTTTTCTTGATGGGCTCTTTTTTCCTGGTTGGAGTGCTGGGTCACGTGTGGGGTGATGGTCGCTGTGACCGATGGAGGGAGTGAGCGCTTCTTGTGTGGAGGAGATAAAAGGCCTCCTGTAGATGGGAATGTAAGGTGGGTCGGCTCCTGGTGTCAGTGGGAGACACTGGGGTGGGGTGTTGTTTGGGTGCTGAGTTTGGGGAGCTGAGTGGATTGGGACGGTTGGTTGTCTGGGCTGCGGTGGGGGATGGAGGGTGGAGGTTTGTTGTTGTTGGGCTCTGCTGGTGATGTGTTGGCGATTGCAGGGATTTTTGTTGATGGAGAGTTGTAGGAACTGAGCTTGATTAGGTGCTTTCATGTTGCATTTAGACTGAAGTCCGCCAAAAGATGTTGATAAGAGTGAGGAGTAAAAGTATGTACCGCATAACGTTAAATGATAAATTAAATTCAAATTCAGTAATTAAATTGATAATCCACGCTTATTGATAATGGCAAATCAGAAACATAAATTTGATCTGAAAAGACTTTTTGAACAAGACACTCC